AGGACCTCCCGCTTGAGGCCCCGGCGGCCGAAGACCTGCTCGCGCAGATTGACGCGACGCTGTCGGTGCCGACGCCGGAGGACATGCAGCCGGGCGACGAGCTGCCGGCCGATGTCGCCGCGTGGCCGGACGATCAGATCCGGATGGAGCTGCTGCACGCACAGGGCACGCTCGACCAGCTCACGAAGAAGAAGGGCGGCATGCGTGCCTCGCCGGAGGTGCTACAGCAGGCCGAGGCGAACGTCCGACACTGGCAGTCGATCCTTGACGCGCGCGGCGTGACGCTCGAACGAACGCCGGAGGAGATGCTGGCGGCGGTCGATGCCGCGCTGGCGGAGACGCCCCCAGCCCGTACAGGGGGCCGGGACCGGGCGCCCGTCCGGACCCTGTACACCGGCCCAGAGCGTCGAGGCGCGGATCGCATCAGCACGCCGGAACAGGACGCGGCGTATACCCGCATCCGCGAGAAGCTCGCGCGCGGCGAAGAACTCGGATCGAAGGAACTGCGGGCGATGGGCGAGCAGCAGTCTCAGCTCGAGACGTCCCGCGAGACGGCCGCCAAAGAGCGCGGCGAGACGTTCCCCGATCCGATGGCCGACGTCGAGGAGGACGTCGAGGAAGAGCCGGAGCGCGAGACCAAATACAAGTTCGCGTCGACGCAGGCGAACCTGCCGCCGGATGCGGCGAAACAGATCAGTACGCTCTCCGCGAAGATCCCCGACGAGGACCTGGCGCCTGAGCACGGCCGCGAAGAGCAGCCGCATATCACGGTCAAGTATGGTCTGCACGGCGACTACGTCGATGAAGTGCGCGCGTTGCTGGCGGATGAGCCACCGATCCGCGTCACGTTCGGCAAGACGTCGCACTTCCCGGACGTAGAGGACGGCACCGCCGACGCCGTCAAGGTCGACATCGACTCCGACGACCTGCATCGACTGAACAAGAAGATCGCCGATGCGCTGCCGCACACCGACACGCATCCCGACTACAAGCCGCATGCGACCGTGGCGTACGTCAAGCCTGGCTTGGGCAAGAAGTACGACGGCGACACGTCGATCGCTGGACAGTCCGTCACGCTCGATCGGCTCGTGTTCTCCGACCGCAACGGCGAGCAGGTTGAGATCCCGTTGGGCGGTACCGCGCCGACACCTGAATCCGTGCTCGCGGCAGCGGACGCGGCGCTCGCGGACACGCCAGCCGCACCCCGCTTCGCCGAGAACATCGCCGAGAAAGCCGACCCGATCACGCGCAAAGCCTACGACGCGGTCATGGACGCGACGGAGGTGCACATCAAGGCGTCGATGGGCCGCGGCGAATGGGAGTCGATGAACGACGCGCGGCGCCGCACCGCCGCGAAGAACATCCTTGGGATCCAAGACAGTCCGCAGGAGAAAGACTCGACGTTTAAGGTGACTCGCGTCACGCGCGACGGCGACGTCGTCACCATCGACTACGAAGTCACGATGCACGTGCGCAACCCGAAGAAACGCACGACGACCGCCAGTGAGATGAAGTTCCGCGTGCCGAAGCGATCGGCACCGGTCACGCCGAAGGCGGAGGAGAAGGCGCCACCGCCTGTCGCCGCGACACCGAAGGCCGCCGCGGAGATGTCCGACGAGGAACTGGCCGCAGAGATCCTCAAGGAATACGAAGCGGAGCAGGCGGCGGCTGGAAGTCAACCTCCGGCGGTGGAAGTGAAACGTGGAAGTCAAAAATCACTTCCACAAGACGATCCCATCGGCACGCGCCGCCAATCCGGCGCCTGGGCCGCCACGAAGATCGGCGCCAACAAGTGGAGCCTACTCAAGATCGCGAACAAGGGCAAAGGCAAGACCGCCACCAGCGAAGGGACGGTCCCCAACGACAGTCTCATGCTCAAGGGCATGGACGTCGTCGCCCACGCACCAGAGGCCGCGGCGCCTGCGCCGAAGGCAGCCGCCTCGAAGAAAACCGCACCGCCAGTGCAGGAGAAGAAGCCGACACCGGCCGCCGGGCCAAAGGTCGAGGTGATCGAAAGCATGGGCGCAGCGGCTGCGCGTTACACCGCCGGCCAGCAGGTCACAGACCAACGTAGCGTCGATCCGATGGAGTGGAAGATCGGCCACGTCGCGTCGCCGGCACAGGAGCCCGGGCCGAAGGGTGATTACCTCCGCGTGCAGTGGGAAGGCGACGAGACCGTCACGTTTGTCGACGCGCGCACCATCAATCCTGGGCTGGGCCCGGCAAAGGCGGAGCAGAAAGCGACACCCGCGGCGGCTGACAAGCCGGCCGATGCGCCGTCCGTGTGGATGAACCGAAGCGAGATTGAGGAGGCGGTCTCGCGCTTCGATCGGCATTCCGTCCTCGGTCCGGCGTCGCGCTTCCTGCAAGCGTTCCAGCAGGAAGTCGACAGCCATAGCGACGGATGGCCGTATTGGAAGGCGCCAGGGCAGGCGGCCGGCAAGCTCCAGGGCCTCATCCACGGACACCTGCGCGCGGGGATGGGTGCGTATCCGCAGTTGCCCACGGCCACCGTCGAACAGGTGCAAGCGACGATGGCGCCCATCAAGGCGTTCATGACGCGGCACGGCACCAAGGCCGGCATGACGCTGCCGTCACTGGACTTCGGTGCTCAACAGGCGAAGCCGCCGGATCTGCCCGTCACGCCGAAGGCCGACAGCTCAGAGCCGATGGGCCGTGGCGAGGCGATGTCGACGAGCGCCAATGGCATCAAAGTGGGTGAACGCGTCATCGCCGACGAAGGCATGGGCACCGTGCATGCGTTCGACGGCGCGACACGCAACGTCAAGATCGCACTCGAACCGAACGGCGAGCTGTCGAAGTGGATCCCGGTTGATCGCGTGCGACTGGCACCACTCACCGCGGGCGGCGAGCACACTACGCAATTCGAGCGCGACCTTGATACGGTCGGAGGCTTCAAGGGCTGGACCCCCAACGGGGAAGAGGTGAGGGTCACCGTCGACCTCGAAGATACGGGCATCGGTAAACGGTGGGCCGTCAGAGTTCAGGTCTTGTCGCCGGTACCCACGGCGGCGCGTCTGGAGTCACTACACCCTCAGAAGAATCAGGCCATCGCCGACGCAGAGAAGATCGTCCTGAAGCGGAAGATCGGACCGAAGGCAGAGAAACCGGCGCCTCCGGTGGAGTTGCCGGGCGTGCCGGTGAAGCCGAAGACACCGCAGGTCGAGCCCGAATGGAAGTACGTGCTGCCGTCGTTCGTCACGGCGCCGCACGCGAAGCCATCGGCGCCCGTCGTCGACACGCAACGCGCCGAGCTCGACGCGCGCAAGGCGGCCAACAAGGCGAAGCGCGACGAGCTGGCGAAGAAACTCGCCGCCCGCCACGGCACCACGCTCACCGCCGGCATCGATCCGCAGGATGTCGTCGATATGGTGGGGATCGTCCGCACCTACATTGATGATGGCGTCGTCGAATTCAAGTTGGCGTGGCTGACGTTCAAGGAGGACTACCCACCGCTGGCGGCCCTGCTCCAGCGGCATTTTGAGATTGCCTGGCGCCGGTTGCGGAACGAAGACCGCCGAGTTGCAGACCTGCCGGAAGAGGCGCAGAATACCACTCAGGAGACGGCCGATGGACAAGACGATACACGTCGTGGGGACGCCGTCGGAGCCCGTGACGAAGACGCCGCTGGAGGGGATCGAGACGGAGGTGCTGCGGGTGTGGCTGGAGCACAGCCCGCCGACCAGACGAGCACACCGAGCCAACCCGAGGGACGTCGAACAGGCGGTCAGAAACGCGGTCAACGCGGCACACGAGCACGAGCTGCTGTTGAGGGCTCAGGGGCTCCCGCTCCACGAAGCGCGGGAGCAAGCAGCCCCGCTCATGTGGACACCGCCGACAGTGCCACAGACCCCGAAGTAGCGGCCGGTCACGCGCGCGGGCAAGCCCCGCGACACTTCGTCATCGACAACGCCGAGGTCCTCACCGAAGGCGGATGGACGAAGAAACTCGACGACAACATGGCGGCGTTGCGCCTGCTGAAAGCGCTGCGGGCCGAGAACAACCGCATGGCCACCGATGCGGAGCAGGCCGTGCTCGCGCGCTATATCGGCTGGGGGCACACCAACCTGGCGCCCGTCGTTGACCCGCGTGGCGTCGACCACGTCACAGATCCTCGGCACAAGCTCGCGCGCCAGGAGCTGGATCGCCTCCTCACGAAGGCGGAACTGAGCGCGATGGGAGACTCCACCGTCAACGCGCACTATTCCTTCAACGAGCTGCCGCGCGCGATGTGGAATCTGGTCGAGCGTCTGGGGTTCAAGGGCGGATCGATCCTCGAGCCGGCCATCGGCACGGGCCACTTCTTCGGCACGATGCCGGCCAGCATCCGCACCAACACGCGCACGACGCTCTACGGCGTCGACATGGAGCCGATTGCCTCGGCCATTGCGCGTCAGCTCTATCAAGGCGCCCATATCCAGACGTCGCCCCTGCAGGAAGCGCGATTGCCGGAGCACTATTTCGACCTCGTCATCTCGAATGTGCCGTTCGGGAGGCTCCCGGTCTTTGACCCGGCGTTCAGCGGTTCCGAGAAGCAGGTGATGTCGCGGTCGCTGCATAACTACTTCTTTGGCAAGGCGCTCGATCTGGTTCGTCCGGGCGGGCTCGTCGTGTTCGTCACGTCGCGCTACACCATGGACAGCCAGAGTGACGTGGTGCGCAAGTATCTCGACGCACGCGCGGACTTCCTCGGCGCGTTCCGCCTGCCGGACACATCCTTCCAGTCCACCGCCGGCACCGAAGTGGTAACGGACGTGATCGTGTTGCGACGCAAAGATCCGAACGTCAAGGGCGTTGCCGCACAACAGTGGCTCTACACCGAGACCATTCAGGTCGTGCGGGATGCCAAGAAAGCCACCAAGGGGGAGTTCTGGGCGAAGGACAAGGTGAAGTTCCCGGTCAATCAGTATTTCGCGAAGCATCCCGAGATGGTGCTGGGCACGGCGGACGGATCCGGCAAGATGCAACGCACGCGCGACGCGCAATACAACGTCGTCGGGGACCTGACGCCGGAGCGCCTTGCGTCCGCGGTCGCGCAGTTCGAGACCGGCGCCTATAAGCCGTCGAAGACGCCGCCGCGCAAGGTGGCGAAGGACGCGCCGGCCGATGCCAAACAAGGCACCCTCCTGATCGACAAGGGCAAAGCCTACGTGTTTGACAAGGGCACGATGAAGCCGCTCGAGCTGAAGGGCAAGGCGCTCGACCGCGCCAAGTATTTCGTCCCACTCCGCGACGCCTATCAGCAGGTGCTCGACGCGATGGTATCGCGCGCCTCGGATGAGGCCCTCGCCGCCGCCCAGGCGGATCTACGGAAGCACTACGACCGCTTCGTGTCGGCGCTCGGCCACGTCAACACGCGCGAGAACGCGCGCGTCATCAACCTCGATCCCAACGGGGCGCGCATCCTGGCGCTCGAAGATGTCGAGTTTATCAAGGAGACGAAGGGCAAGCCCGCCGTCCTGCAGTTCAAGGGGTTGGCGCCGTTCTTCACCAAGCGCACGATTCAGCCGGTCGAAGAGCCGACGACCGCCGCCAGCGCGCAGGACGCGCTCGTGCAGAGCCTCGCATGGAAGGGGCAGGTCGACCTGCCCTACATGACGCAGCTCACGGGCAAGACCGCTGAGCAGCTGACCGAGGAACTCGGCGCCGAGGTCTACCGCGATCCGGCGACGAAGGGATGGGTGACGACCGAGGAGTATCTGTCCGGTGACGTCGTCACGAAGCTCGCCGCGGCGGAAGCCGCCGCGCTGCAGGATCACACCTACCGGCGGAACGTCGAAGCGCTGAACAAGGTGCAGCCGGCGCCGCTCACGCCCGAAGACTTCGACGCACCGTTCGGCGCAACGTGGGTGCCGATCACGGCATTCGATAAGTTCTTCAAGTCGCGCGGCGCCAACAGCGACCTCGACATCAAGCTCGTGAACAACGCGCACCGGGTGCAGTACTACGTCACAGGGTGGGGCCGCGACGACCTCATGCCGCCCAACCTCGTGTACTCCGAGTGGTTGGCGGAGGCTCTCAACGGCAAACTGCCGACGGTGAAGCGTGAGAACCCGGACGGGTCGACCTACGTCGACACGCAGGCCACCGAGCAGTACCGGCAGTCGCTGAAGCAGCTGCGCGAAGAGTGGAGCACGTGGTGGCGCGCGGATGCGCAGGTCGCGGACCAGCTCACCAAGCTCTATAACGCGCAGTTTAACCGCGAGGCGCCACGGCAATTCGACGGGTCGAAGCTGATCATCCCGAACAGCAACCCTGAGATCCAGCTGCGGCCCTGGCAGAAGAATGCCGTGTGGCGGGCCCTGCAAGCTGGCAATACGCTCCTGGCGCACGCCGTCGGCGCCGGCAAGACGTTCGCGATGATCGCGACGTCCGGCGAGATGAAGCGTCTCGGCCTGGCGCGCAAGCCCATGATCGTGGTGCCGAACCACCTGATCGAACAGTGGCGGCGCGATTATCTGCTGTTCTATCCCGGCGCCCGCGTGATCGTGCCGGCGAAAGCCGACTTCGAGAAGAAGAACCGTCAGCGACTCATCGCGCGCATTGCGAACAACGATTGGGACGCCGTGATCCTCCCGATGTCGCAGTACGTGCGCGTCGGCGTCACGCTCGACACGCTTAGGGCGTTCGTCGAGGAGCAGGAGGCGCAGCTTCTGGCTGAGGGTGCCGACAGCCTCGATATGACGGTCGAGGAGTTCGACCAAGCCGTCACCGAGGCCGCCGACGGAGACAAGCGAGCGAAGCAGCGCGTGATGGGCCGCGGCGTCGAGGAGAGCACGAAGGATATTGTCCGGGCGCTCATTCGCCTGCGCACGCGCATGCAGAAGCGGCTCGACCAGCAAGCGAAAGACGCGCCGGTCGAGTTCGAGAAGCTCGGCGTCGATGCGCTCCTGATCGACGAAGCGCACCTGTTCAAGAATCTCTATTTCTCCAGCCGCCACAACAAGATCGTCGGGCTGCGCGGATCAGACTCCGACCGCGCGATGGATATGTTCCTGAAGGCGCGGCTGATCAATCAGGCCAGCAACTACCGCAACCTGATGTTCGCGACCGGCACGCCAGTCAGTAACGCTATTTCCGAGCTCTACACGATGTTCCGGTATCTGGCGCAGCACACGCTAGACCGGTTCGGCATGGCTGGCTTCGACTCGTGGATGAGTGGCTACGCCGAGGCGTCGCCGGCCATGGAGAAGGCCGCGGGCACCGGCTACAAGGAACGGATCCGGCTGCGCGAGTGGAGCAACTTGCGCGAACTGTCGAAACTGTTCCGCCGCTTCACCGACGTGCTGACGACCGATGACCTCGAGCAGAGCGGCGTGCTGAAGCTGCCGAAGCTCAAAGGCGGGCGCCCAACAGTTGTCGCACTCAAGCCGCACCCGCTGATGCCCAAGTTCATGCACGAACTCGACGACCGCATTGAGGCGCTGAAAACGGGCCGCGTCGATCCGAAGGACGACAACCACCTCCTGATCACGACGCAGGCGGGCCTCGCCGCGATCGATATGCGGCTCGTGAAGCCAGAGGCCGAAGACGATCCGAACGGGCGTATTCGCACCGCCGCCCGCGAACTGGCGAAGCGCTACACCGAGCACGCCGCCACCAAGGGCACACAGCTCGTGTTCCTCGACGTGGGCGTGCCGCCGGCCAAGGAAATGCCCCCGCTCCCGCCGTCAGTCGTGGGCGGGCAGGCCGCCGCGGCGCCGGTCCAGGAGGAGGCGGCCGCTGACGACGAAACGGACGACGAGGCCAAAGACGACATCGTTGACGAAGAGGCCGAGTTCGACGAAGCGATGCGGGACATCGCCGCCGCTGGCCACATGCGCAACCTCTATGAGGAGCTGAAGCGCGTCCTCGTGAGAGAGCACAAGATCCCGGCCGACGAGATCGCGTTCATTCAGCAGGCGCAGACGCCAGGAGAACAGGGCCGCCTCTTTGCTGCGATGAACGACGGGCGCGTACGCATCATGATCGCCTCCACCGCCAAGGGTGGCGTCGGCATGAACGTGCAGAAGCGGCTCGTGGCACTCCACCATCTCGACGTGCCGTGGCGCCCGGCCGACATGGAGCAACGCGAGGGACGCATCCGTCGCCAGGGCAACACGAACGAGGAAATCGAGGTCCTGCGCTACGTCACCGAAGGCTCGTTCGACGAATACCGCTGGTCGCTGCTCGCCATCAAGCAGGGATTCATCTACAAGATGCTCCGTGGCGAAGTGAACAAGATGGACGACGTCGACCCGTCGCAGCTCGACATGGAGGTGGCCGCCGCGCTCGCCAGCGGCGATCCGCGCACGCTCAAGATGCTCAATATCGAGCGCGACCTGAAGGGGCTTCGGGCGCGGTATACGAACTGGTCGCGCAAGCGCCAGGCGGCGCAGGGCGAGATCGATCGGACCGTCGAGTTCCTCGGTCGCGCGCATCCGCGCATTGAGAAGCTGAAGGCGAAGCTCGAAGAACTGAAGGCGTGGCACGAGAAGCCCACCGTCACGCTGACAGTGAAGGCCGGCAAGCAGTGGGGGATGGACTCCATCCAGCGCTCCGAGCCGCGCACCTACGACTGGAAAGATCCGGAGGCGCGCAAGCAATTCCAGGCCGACGTCGAGGCCGTGATGAAGCTCGACGCCGCATATGTCGGCGCCGACGAGATGGCGATGGGGACCGCCGGGCCGTTCACGCTGGAGTACACGCGCGGGACGCAGGCGCACAACGATGAGGGGGTCCAGTTCTACACGCCCGCAATCTCCGTGCGCCTGGAGAAGGACCCCGTTGGCACGTCGCCCGGCTATTCGCCGCACTCCAAGCTGCAGGGCACGATCCCGAGCTACACGCGCAGTCTCGACGCGTACTTCGGGGTGCAGCGACTGGCCAGCGAGATCGCCGACAGCGAGAAGTGGACCGAGCGCTACCAGCAGGAGGTCGAGACCAATCGCAAGTTACTGGACGCGCCATTTAAGCAGCTGGCCGAACTCGAAGCGAAGGAAGCGGAACTGTTCCAACTGCGCGCCGAGCTCGGCATGGAGCGCGCCGAGTCCGCCAGCGATGACAAGGCCGTCGAGATTTACGCCCGGCGCCTACTGAGCGCGGCCGATCTTGGCACGGGACAAGACGACCTCTGGGAGGCGGTGAAAAAGCGGGACCTCGAATCGCGCGTGCGCGAGCGGATGACGGCGCTGCAGCCCGCACCCGAGCCGGCGCCGGCGGCCGCGGACACCGACGAGGACAGCGACGACGACACGCCGTCCGGATCCGTCTCGTCCCTGCCGGTCAGTGTGCCGCCGCGCCCAATACCAATGCCGCCGCCGAAGGGCTCCGGGCTCCCCGTCTCGGCCAACCTCCGCCCGAGCGCGATCGTGAACCAGATCCGCCAGGCGTTGGGCGGTGTGCCGGTGCGCGAAAAGCACTTCCGCCAGCGCGCGCGCGGCATCTACAAAGACGACGTCGAGTCGATCCGCGTGAAGGTCGCCAACGACCTGATGACCATCTTCCACGAGGCTGGCCACGGGCTCGACATCTCCATCCTCGGCATTAAGCGCAACGACAAACGGTGGAAAGCGGAACTGCATGCGCTGGGTGTGCCCACGTCCCGCCCGTCCTATACGGCCGGCGAGGTGCGCCGGGAGGGCGCCGCGAACTTCTTCCGCGAGTGGCTACTAGACCCCTCGGCGGTGCAGGCGGCCGCGCCGAACTATTTCGCCGAGTTCACGAAGCAGCTCGCGACCAAGCCCGATCTCGAGCAGGCGCTGCACGAGGCCCGTACGAACGTGCAGGGCTATCTCGGCATGTCCTACCCGGAGCGGCTCGAAGCGCGGATCGACTACACCGGTAAGGGCCCGGCGACCGGGCTCCGGCTCGCCGCGACCGACCCGAAGGCGGCGCTGCGCCACGCGGCCACGAACCTCGTCGACGACCTGCAGCCGATCAAGCGCGCGGTCGACGCGATGCGTGACGGCGCCGCGGTGGCCTTCCGCCAGAACGCCTACGTGCTCGCGCGCCTGGCGCGTGGGGCGGCCGGCAAAGCCCAAGCCTTCCTCGAATGGGGCGTGCGGGCGCGCAATGGGAAGTTCATCAGCGGCAGTCTCGCCGACGCCCTCAAGCCTGTCTCCAAGAACGACGAGACGTTGAAGAAATTCGGCAATTACCTCGTCGCGCTGCGCGTGGTGGAGCTGAAGGACACCAAGAAGCGCACGCTGCCGGTCGAAACCGGCATCTCGCTCACCGAGGCGATCGAGACGATCAAGGTCACCAAGCAACGGGCCGACTTCACCGCGTTCGAGCAGGCCCGGGACGCGGTCTACGCCTATCAGGATGCGCTGCTCGAGTACGCGCGCCAGTACGGCGCGATGAGCGACGAGCAGATCGCCAAGATCAAGAAGCTGAACGAGTTCTACATCCCGTTCAAGCGGGTGATGGAGGAGGTCGAGGCGCGCATGAGCGGCGCGATGCGCATCGGCAACCGCACCGTGCCCGTGAAGCGGATCAAAGGATCCGGGCTCGACATCGTCAACCCGTTCGAGTCGATCATCGTCAACACGCACGCCATCGTCGATATGGTCGAGAAGAACCGCGCGATGATGGCGCTCGCCAACCAGGCGGACCGCTCGAAAGCGTCCTCGCGGCTCGGCGGACTGGAGAAGATCCCCGCCCCGCAGATCCCCGACACGGTGAACGTGATGGCGATCCTCGAGGCGTTCGCCGGCCAGGACCCCGCGATCGCGGACTTTATCCAGGCGACCGGCCTGACCGATCGGGATCTGGTGACGCTGTTCACGCCGGCCACGTTCGTCACGCCCGGCCAGACCCTCGTGACGGTGATCCGGGACGGCCGCCGCGAGTTCTACGACGTCCACAATCCCGAGCTCTACGAGGCGATCACGCGCATTGGGGCGAACCTGAAGAGCAGCGTGCTGGCGACGTTCGTCGAGCCGTTCACGCGCGTGCTGCGGGCGGGCGCCACGCTCACGCCACACTTCATCGCGCGCAACCCGGCCCGTGATGCGCTCGTCGCCTTCCTGCAGTCGCGCTACGGGTTCATCCCGGGCTATGACACCGCCCGCGGGCTCATTGAGCTGGTGCGCGGCACAGAGGTGGCCAAACAGTTCTTCGCCTCCGGCATCGATCAGGCGGCGATGGTGGGCCAGGACCGCCAACGCATCCGCGAAACCCTCGGCCGGTTGAACCGCCAGGACGCCAAGGCGCTGCTGCGCTACTGGCCGATGCACCCGCTGCAGTTCATGCAAATGGTGTCCTCACAGCTGGAGATGGCGACGCGCATGGGCGAGTTCAAGCTGGCGCTCGAAGCCGGCGGCGTGGAGCAGGGCGTCCTGAAACGGCTGTTCGGCGCCAAGCAGTTCACGATCAACGAGGAAACGCTGACCCGGGCGGCGCTCGCGGCACGGGATGTCACGACGGACTTCAGCCGCGGCGGCCGGTGGACCCGGGAGTTGAACCGCTATTCGGCGTTCTTCAATGCGCGGGTGCAGGGCTACGTCCGCATCGGTGAGACGGTGGCCCGGGATCCGGTCGGCACGCTTGAGAAGGTCGCCGCGATGATGCTGTTCTCCGCCATCCTCGCCTGGTGGAACCACGACGACGACGAGTATCAAGAACTGCCGGCGTGGGAGAAGCGCACCTACTGGCACCTGAGATTCCCCGGCGCCGACTACTTCATCCGCATCCCGAAACCGTTCGAGTGGGGCTATGCGGCGGACCTCGCCGAGGCCGCGGCACACGAGGTGATGGGGAACGCCGAGCACTGGAAGCGGCTGCGGCCGAGCGACTCGGACATGGGACAAACGGTCGTCTCGGTGATGCCGACCGTGGTGCTGCCGATTCTCGAAGTGATGGCGAACTACAGCACGTTCCGCGACCGGAATATCGTGTCACCGTTCGACCTGGACCTGCCCGAGGAGGACCAGCATAACGACTTCACCAGCGAGACGGCGAAGGCGCTCGGACGCCTGATGAAGTGGTCGCCGGCCAAGATTGAACACCTGTTCTACGGCTACACGGCCGGCATGGGCCGGATCGCGGTCATCTACATCGCCGATCCGGTGCTGGGCAAGCTGGGGCTGCTGCCGGCGGTCAAGGAACGGGCGCCGCGGGACCGCCACGACGTACCGTTCGTGGTGAAACCGCTGGCCGATGTCTTCCATCGTGATGCGGCGTTCTCGTCGCAGTCGGTCTCGATCGAGGCGTTCTACGACGCCTATACCGAGATGACGGGCGCCGAGCAGGCGATGCGCCGTGCGGCCAGGGTGAATGATGCCACCCGCGGCCGCGAGCTGGCGGCCGAGCACCAGGACCTGGGCCGCTGGGGCGAACGGGCGGATACCCGGCAGCGGGGCGTCGCCGGCTTTACCGGGGACCGCGCCAATCGGCTCCGGGCCGGCAAGCGGCGGATTGACGAGATTCGGGACGGGATCGATGAGATTTACGCCGCGTCGCCGGAGGCGATGACGCCGGAGCAGAAACGCGCCGCCCTCGATCGGGCGCTCGAGGAGTTGGTGCACACCGCGCGCCTCGCGACCGGGAAGGCCGGCCTGCAGGGCATGCCGCGCCATCGCTTGCCCGTTGGGCGGTAGTCCAGTGCTTTTGCTACAACAGAGATGCCAGCCGGGCCAAAAAGGTAGGCACTCCGAATGGGGGAGATCCCGAACTCCGAGCCCACGCTTGGAGAAGTGCACCGTCTACTCACGCGGATAGACGGCGAGCTGGCTGAGCACCGGACGGAATCACGGACCGAGCTGTCGGAACTGCGGGGGGAGGTGCGCGACCTGCGCACGCAGACCGCTCGCAACGCCACGATCAGCGCCGCGTTTGGTCCACGGCTCGACTCGCTCGATCGCGAAATGCGCGATCTGAAGCACCAGCGCGCCAAGACACCCGCCAGCAACGAAGCCGAAGTCAAAGAGCTCGTCGACCTCGCACGCGACGTGCGGGGCGCCGTGCGCTTCGGCAAAGTGATCTGGGGCTTGCTCGGTGGCGGGATTGGCGTCGGGCTGATCTGGCTGCTGTTCGAGAAGGGGTTTCGCGGATGACGGACCGGGACCTCTGCCGGTTCATCATCGACCATTTCGAAGGGCATCGCTACACCGATCGTCCGAACGACCGCGGCGGACCCACGCGCTACGGCGTGACGCAGGCGCTGCTGAGTGCGTTCATGGGGCGGCCGGTGACGAAGGACGAGATGAAGGCACTCACGCTCGATCTCGCGATCGACGTGCTGCATAGCGAGTTCTGTTTCAAACCGAAGTTCTATCACGTGTTCGATCGCCTCGTGCGGCTGTGCGCGATTGACTTCGCGATCCACTCCGGGGCGGCGCGGGGCGTGCGCAGCCTGCAGTATGCGGCGCTGCCGGGCCCGCCCTATGACGGCGTGCTCGGTCCGATCACGGCGCGCGCAGCGAACACGGCGGACCCGGAGCAGATCCGGCGCGACATGATCGCGTATCGCCAGCGGTTTCTCGCGAAGGTCGTCGCCCAGCACCCATCACAACTCGAACACCTCGAAGGCTGGATCGCACGGACGACGACGTTGCTGGAGCTGGAGCCCGGACGAGACATCCGGACGGTGTAGGACGAAAGGCGGTGGGAATGCGCGCGGTGCTGTGCGTGGTCGCTCTCTCGATGGTGGCGTGTGCGCCAACGACGCTGCGCCTCGCCGAAGAGATCTCACACTTCGGCGCGAAGTATGAGCCGACACCGGGCGACGAGATGGCCGCCGGGCTCGCGGACCTCGAGCAGCGGCTAAAGGCGTGGGGAGTCCGGCTCGTGGACCTCCATCCCAAGGTCTCGTATCTGGGCTATGCGGAAGCGCACACGCGCACCATCTACCTGCAGCCCTGGCTCTCGGTCAATGCCCGCTTCGAAGTGCTCGCGCACGAAGCCGGGCATTTCCTGCAGCCGCCCACGATTGACGAGCAAACCAAGATGTTCGGGCAGCTCTTCGCCGAGATGGTCGGCGTGGGCGTGCAGAAGTTCTATCACTCGAAGACGGCCGAACGCGTGGCGGCGCCGTACCTGGCGCAAATGAAATACACGTTCCCGGCCTACAAGTGGATGCGGCGCGACATCGATCGCGCCGTGAAGGCACTCACCGGGCAGATCCCTCTGCCGGAATGGCGGACGCCATGATCCCGTATCCCTCTGAACCTGACTTCTGGTACCCCGTCCTCGACACGGTGCGCGAGCGCTACGCGCGCGCGGGGCGTGAGCCCGATCACCTGTATCCGATCTGGCCGATCCGGATGTGCAACGACATCAAGGACGGGATGTCACTAGAGGCGGCCCGCGCGAAGCACCTGCGCGAGCTGGATCGCGCGCTCGGCCTGACGACAGACCCTGACACCCCGCAGGCGCACCCGGGGCCACTCATTGGCCCGCTGCGGCTCGAGGGACGCGTCTACGTCGACAACAGCGGCCCCGTGCTCCCGCTTTTCTGCCACTTCGGCGAAGCGTTCTCGGCGTTCGTGCGCCGGCCGGATGACGTCCGGCGACAGCTCGACGCGATTGCGAACGGCGGGTATCACGGGATCCGCTTCTGGGACGTGCTCGGCTACTACGATGCCGCGTGGCGCGGCCGCGAGGTGACGCCGATTGCGTTTCCGTCGCGCGCCAACGCGCACGTGCCGGCGACCCCCTCGTATTACGACCACCTCGCGGCGTTCCTGCACGCCTGCCACGACCGCCAGTTGAAAGTGATGCATGACCGCGGCGACCTCAATTCGTGGGCGATCTCCCAGAAGCGCGCCCACCTGCGCGACGTGGGCGCGCTCTATAAGAGTCTCGGCGCGATGGGACACGACGTCCTAGCCGGCCTGTGGGCCTGTAATGAGTCCTGGCAGAACGGCGTGGACACGCCGGACGAGGCGATCGGCATGCTGCACGCGTTCGAGCAGGGCGCCGGCGGCCTGCCGGCGATTCGTGGGCTCTCCGCACCCGCCGAACAGGAAGAACTCGAACCGCTGCGGGCGTGGTCGCAGCACCCGGCGACCGTCGTCACGATCCATCCGCTGCGTGACCGCAACCGCAAGCGGATGCTCGAGCACTACTTCACCGACGGCTACGGCGCGTGCCAAGCGATCGGTAAGCCCGGATGGATGACGGAGCCCATCGGACCCGGGAGCGGCGTCACGGTGGGCCAGGAGAACGACCCCGAGATGCTTGCCCTGCTGGCGGCGATCAGCCTCGTCGCGGGCCAAGCCTACACCTATATGTCGTCGCCGGGCGTGTTCTGGGACAGCCCGATCGAGGAGCAGCCCGGGTTTCACGAAACGGTCTCCCTGGTCGAGTCGTTGCCGTTCGATCTGATGCGCTGGCACACGATTCACCACTCCGGCGAGCGCTGGCGCGGGACGCGCGTCTTCGTGGCGAACGATCACGAGCGCTGTGACGGCGTCCAGCACCGCGACGGCCGGTTCGTCTACGTGCTCTACGGCGAGCGCGGCGTCCCGTCGTTGCCGGCGGAACGGGCGGCGCATGTCGAGACGATTTACAGCGGACGCATCGGTAGTGTCGTGATGGGACAGGTCAGATAGCCAGGTGCTGAGTGAACGAACGCATCCCCGTGACGGTCGTCCCGGGTACCCACGGCTGGGCGCCCAAGGATCTCAAAGCGCAGTGGTATCAGGAGGGATCGCTCTGGCGGGCCCTGATGGATTCCGAGGGGTTCGACGTCGACACGTTCATCTGGTCGACGAACCTCGATGGCTTCTGGCCCTGGCGTAAGCGGGCGACATGGCACGCCGCCGGCCTGCACCTGCGCGATCGGATTGTGCCGCCACGGGCGCCCACGATGCGGATCCCGCCCTTGTGGACGCATGTCATTACGCATTCGCACGGCCTCCAGCCGGCGCTGATTGCCGCCGCCAACGGCCTGTACATTCACACGCTGGTCGACATCTGTGGGCCCGTGCGCGCGGACATCATCCAGGAGTACGGCGAGGCGGCGCGCAAAAACATCGGCTACTGGATTCACCTGCACAGCGACGGCAGCGATTCTATGCAGTGGCTCGGCGGCCTCGGTGATGGGTTCTTCGGCGTGCGCCGGCCGCATCCCCTCGTCGGCAGCGCGGGCTGCAATCACCATTTGCCGGACGCCGGCCATAGCGGCGTGCTGCACGACGCGAAATGGTTCGCGCCGTGGAGCTGGATCCTCGACACCATCAGGAAGCACCATGGAATTCAGTACTAGCCCGCCCGGGATTCTCCGGTCCGGCCTGGAGCTGGCGGAGCGCGAAGCGCGCATCCTTCAGCAGCAAGGCAAGACGGTCGCCGTGATCGCCGTGGCGAACCAAAGCGGCATCAGCGTGACCGGCACGGCCGCCTTCGATACGAAGGTCGGCACGTGGATGTTCTCCGGCGAGCTCGAGAAGCTCCGCGATCAGAAGAGCGCGAATTGGCGCGTCACGGCGACGTGGAGTAAATGAGCCGTGCGGGCCTCTGGCTGTTCGTGCTCATTGTGGCGATCACGGGGCTGCGCGCCTGCGGGGCGCCCGCGGCGGCGTTCGGCGAGTCCTACACGGTCAGCATGGGCCAGCTCACCTCAAGCGACCACGAACTAGCGGACGGGATGTTCGCGGTCGGGCAAGCGAGCGCGATCATGGTCAAGCCCGACTCCGCCGGCTGGCTGCGCCTGCGTCAACTCCGTGGCCAGCACGTCACGATCATCGTGCGCGTGGACGAGTGATCCCAGGTAACGGTCTCGGCGCCCTGACGGCGCTGTGGCTGGCGCACCAGCGCGGCGAGACGGAGATCCCACGCGATCCGGCGCCACTCCCCCATCATCAGCGCTGTCCCGTGTGCGGCTCGGAGCGCTGGGACGGTCGGTCCGAGCACCCACGCGGCGGGGTCCGGTTCGCCAAACCGTGCTTCGGGCCACGTGAGGCCACGTGATTGTCACGTGATTGACAGAGGGGGCGTACGGGGGTGTACGGGGCGGCCGGGCTGGCCGGTTTGTGGCGTTTTCCTCTATGAAAGTGAAGCGCGCCCGGCAGGACTCGAACCTGCGACCCTCGGCTTAGAAGGCCGAGGGCATTTCCGTGCAAGTTGCTGACCTGTCAGCCTGTTATCGCCGCATCGTAATCCCACGTGATTGTCACGTGATTGATTTCGTCGTTTCCACGCCCAGATAGGCCATCATCTGGTCCAACGACGCCCACCCGCCGATGCGCTGCACGGTGCGCACGTCCACCTGGTACTCGCGGATCATCCGCGTCGCGCCGGTCGCGCGTGTCGCCGTGTGCCACACGATCCCGCCATTGGCGAGGCCCCACGGAATGTCGGCATCACGCGCCGCCCGCCGCACCAGGCGGAGGAAATAGCGCCGGCCGGATCCACGGTCATACGTGAACCGCGCGAAGTGCGCCTGCCACTCCGGAAAAAAGTAGTCGCGAGGTTTCTTCGGCAGACGGGCGCGCAGCACCTTCGCGGCGCGTCGCTGGAGCGGTGTCGGCCCGGTGAGCGGCACCGTGTGAGCGCCGGTCTTCGTGAGGAGGGTCAAGCGGTCGCCGAGATGCGCGCGACGTTGCAGCTCCAGCAAGTTCTCTTGTCGCAGCAGCGTGCCCACGCCCACGAGGTAGAGGTCGTGGAGCTCGCGATTGAGCGCGAGTAGCGCCTTGAGAAACGCGGGCTCGTCGGCGCGCGCGATGATCCGCTTCTCCGGGACGCGCACCGTCTTGCGCTTCACCGTGGCCAGGCCGGACACATCGAGGTAGGCCGGCACGGCGGACGCCAGAATCAATTTGGCGACGGTGAGATCGTTGCCGATCGTGCTCTCACTGACGCCGGCCTCGAGACGCGCGGCGCGATACTCGGCCCAGCGGGTGGGCGTAATCTCCGCGACGTCCTCCTCGCCGAAGGCGGCGACGAGCTGCACGATGCGGGAGCGCTCTTGAAACGCGCCGCGGTGCGTCGCCGTGTGATGCGTCAGATACCACTCGGCCTGTGCGGCGAACGTGCGCCCCTGCGTGCTGGGCAGCTTGAACCGCCGTCGCGCGAGATCGCCCATCTCGGCGTCGTACGCGGCGTGCGCCAGCCGGCGATTCTCCTTGGTCTGTTCCGGAGAGGACGCGAGCACGAGCACCTTCGTCGAGCGACGGAGCGGCTTCCGGCCGGGACGCTCGAGCAGCATCCACCAGAAGGGTGAGTCGGGCCGTTCGTAGATCACCGCCGGCGCGTGCGGATGAGGGCGTGAAACTCGCGGACGACGGCCTCGGTCTCCTCGGCGAGATACCGCCCGCGCGCGGCGATCTCGTCCGGGGCGACGTCGACCACTAGGAGGTCCACGAACGCAGGCAAGGGCGTCGTGTTGACGACAAAGGCGACCGCCAGGAGGACCCCACCGTCGCCGCGTGTCGTCGCCACGATCGTCGCGATCAGGTCACTCTCGTCCCGCGTCCGGACGAGCGGCGCCTGACGCGAGCGGCGGAGCGCGTCTTGCGCGACCCGCACCACCTCGACCGCCGCGGGGGCGTCGCCATGGTCGAGCCAGAGATAGACCTTGGCGGGCGGGGGGACTTCCTGGATCTGCGCACGCACCGTCGACGCGAGCGCGGCGACCATCGCCAGCGTGCAGAAGTGTCGACAAGTAGACCGTGCGAGTCGGCCCATGTGTTTTTTTGTCGCGCGCCGCGCGTTGTACGAAAATTACCCTACCCGGAGTAGTGTAAACTTCTTACAACTCATCCGTTTCGTTCCATCGCAACTCGTATGACCTACCGCCGTCGCTCCCCCATCTCGATCCAGAAACAACAGTGGCTTATCGCGTGTTACGAGGCCCTTTCCCCGGAAGGACGTCAGGCGGTGGATGCGGCGTTGACGGCTCTGGCTTCGCCTCCGGCAACGCCCGCGCCAGGAAGAGCAGTGCCTGCCGCCCCTCCACTGTGGTCCGCTCGAACTTCCGCACGACCTGCACGGCCTCCGGGCTGAGCGGTTGCGCGGTGCGATCCAGGGCCGCGCGCAGCACGTCGACCACCGACAACCCCATTGCCTCGCAGTGCCTCGCGAGGTTGGTCACGGTCCCGATCTTGCCCCGCTCGATCTGCTGCACCGTCTTGTACGTCGGCCCGCCATGTCGTTCGACATCGCTGTGATTCCACTCGCGGCGTATCCGGTGCCCCGCCAGGATCTCTCCGACTGAGCGCCAAAGTTCAGTTGGCGTCACGTCGGCATTGTAGGGAATAACTCCTTGCTGAGCACGCAACTTTAGCCTACCCAATCATTTACCGACCATTTGTCCACATATAGAAATTTTGTCCTTGACTGGCGTGGAGTTTATTTCTATATTGGGCGCGTGACATTACGCCAACTTCGCGAAGCCGCTGGGCTCAGTCAGGTCCGGCTGGCTCGGCTCGCCGACATCGAGCAGACCACCATCAGCCAGCTCGAACTCGGCAAGATCCGTAAGCCCACCTACATCACCGTTCGGGCGCTGGCGCGGGCGCTCAACGTTGGCAGCGACGACATCGCCGCAGCCATCGAAGCGACGACTCACGACGAGGTGGTCCCGTCGTGACACGCCGCGCGCAACTCGCGGATGGCCTCAATCAGGGCCACACGTGCCGCGCGCACGCGCTGCGCGGCCGCCGTGATGCGGGGCGGGATCGGCGCGTCGCGCAGGTCCTCGCTCAACACAATCGCGTCGAGCACCGTGTGGCACCTCGGATCAGGACAACGGGTGTCTGACATGGCGCGCTCACTCGTACAGCCGACTCGTCACGCCCTCAGCGGCCGCCAGCGCCCGCCGAAGCCGCCACTGCAGGCGGCCGATCTGACGGACCCGGCGCGGCTCCGCCAAACCGTGGAGCGCCGCCGTCGCCGCGCGCAAGCGGGTCTCGAGCCGACGCACCTGACGCAAACGCAACTGCAGCTCCACGCGGGGGTCTATCTGTGCTCGGCGGACCTCGCGGCGCTGCTGCGCTTTCGCGGCCAACGCGCCACCGAAGCGGCGCGCAAGTTCGTGAAACGTCATGGACTCCCCCGTGGTTGGACCGGCCGGCGATGGCTCGTGCGTCGCCAACACGTCGACCTCGTGATCGACGGCGGCAAGGTATTCGGCGTGCGCGTCACGCAAGACATGCGCGTGTGTCGACATGTCGACAGTCTCGAACGGAGTGCGTAGGCAAGACCACGGAAATGCGTTTCCTCACGTTTCCCCTGACGTGCAGATAGGTGGGGCGATGGCAACGGACAGCAAGTCGAACCAGGCGGCGGCAACTAACGGCAACTCGGTCGCGTTGCGGTGCCTGGACGACGCCCTGGCGCAGCACGGACAAGCGAAGGTCGTCGCGATCGACCTCGGCGTGAGTGAACAGACGCTCTCGAAGATGCGGGGAGGGTCACAGGCGTTCGGTGTCGATCGGCTCGATGCGCTCGACGACGACCTGCTCAAGAACTTCCTCCGGCGCTACGGACGGGCGCGCGGGTTTCGCGTGCGGTTCATCTCCGCGGCGGAGATTGATGCGGACGTGCTCGTGGCGGTGAAGCGCGTGGTCGCGACGATGCGCTTGCGAGCGGTTCGATCGCGGGCGGCGAAGGCGGCGCTGCGCAGTGTCGCGGCGGAGCGGAGGCGGGCGTAGGTGGTCATCCTGGCCGTCTTTCCAGATGGCTGCAGTCGCCGGGTGGCGACGTTAGACGAGGCCGCGGCGTTGCAAGCGCAGCGACGCGACGTGGTGATCCACACCGACGTGTGGACGCCAGGGGTGCAGGGAGTGAAGTCGACGGCGCGTGTGGCGACATCGGTGCCACGGCCGTACAGCATCGTCAAGTCGATGAGCCCCGAGCGGTGGGCCGCGATCGTGCGCGACCTGCAGACGGAAACGCAAGTGTTCGTGATTCGGCGGCACCAGCTGAGTAAGAGCACGGTGCAGAAAATTGGCCGGCTGGCCGGCGTGAGGAAGCGACGAGGACGTACCCATGGATCAGGATCAGAACGCCGCCACGAGCCCCAACGCCCCATCGGATCCGTTTCAGGAGGCGTTTCAGGAGGCCCTCGCGATCGTCACCGGCACGAGCCGGAAGATGGCACACCTCGATCACCTGAAGGCGCTGCTGGTGCGTCTGCAGCACTCGGAGAATCAGCGCAACCTGCTCACGTGCTCGTACCTGGCGACGCTGCTGGAGCACGGGTATCGGGAGAATCAACTGATCGTCACCCCCGCGTCGCAAGTGTTCGACATCGCCGTCACGCTGCAGCTGGGCGTCGCCGTCGCGAAGAAGGCGAACGGGGACATCACCGCCAAGATTGACGCGCCACACGGCACGCGACTGCCGCGGAGCGCCAACGGTCGCACCAACTAAGACAAAGGAGCCGCATGTTTTCCGTCCATGAACACCTGAAGGATTTCCAGACGACGACGCGCGTGACGCGCTGGCAGGCGCGCAACGACATCATCTCGGTGCTCCGGTTTGTCGACGCCACCCGCACCGCGGGCGGCATCGAGATCCCCGATGAGGCCAAGGAGGTGAGCCACATGGGCATCGTCCTCGCCATTGGCCCGGGGCTCTATGACGCCGAGCGGCGGCAGGTGCTGCCGGTCGAAGTGGAAGTCGGCGATGTGGTCGTCTTCGGGAAGTACGCGGGCACGACGTATCGCCTGCCGAACACCAACGTGGCCGTCCTGGCGATGAGGTCAAATGCGGAGTTTCTGTTCCGCTGTGCGTGGGCGGACATCAAGGACGAGATCGTCGAGCATCTGATCGACGAGGCCACCACGAAGGAGCAGATCGTCTATCACATCGCGGGCGACACGGTGTGCGAGCACTGCGGCAAGGACACCCGGTCGGTCGACTACATTCGCGCGCTGCATTACGAGACGACCGCGCAACGCGACGAGCGGTGGGAGCGCGTGAACATCGAGCGCGGTCAAGCGGCCGCACGGCTCGCCGAAGAAAAGCGCCTGATCGAGGACGCCGCACGGGCGGCCAAGGCGGCGGAGCCGCCGGCCGTGGAGCCGCCGGCCGAGGCCACCAGCAATCTGATCGCGGAAGAGCGCGCGCGCCTGCTGCGTGAGAAGGAAGCGCCAACCGCCGTCGCGGAAGGCTAACCCCAAAAACAGACGCCTGCGGTGGCTAGGCCGCAGGCGTTGAGATGGAGACGAGTGCCCATGATTATCCCCGATTTCACTCACGTCCGACAAGTGGAGGTCCTGCCATGGCGACCGTAACGACTCCTGCGCCGGTTCCGGTGCAGCCTCAACAGGCGCTGGCCAGGGACCGGTTCACCAACGTCCGGACCCTCCTGCAGCAGGCCGAGAAGAGCCTGGCGACCGCCCTGCCGCAGGGCATTCCGGTCAGCTACATGATCCGCGTCGTCCTCACGGCGGTGCAGCGCAACCCAGAACTCCTCGAGTGTGACCACATCACGCTCTTGGGCGCCGTGTTCCAGGCCGCGCAGCTGGGGCTCGTGCCCGATGGCGTCCTCGGTCAGGCGTACCTCGTGCCGTTCTGGAACAGCAAGAAGGACCGCAAAGAGGTGCAGTTCATCCCCGGCTATCGCGGGCTGGTGACGCTGGTCCGTCGTTCCGGGGACCTGTCGACGATTGACGCCGAGGTCGTGCACGCCAAGGACCAATTCCGCTACTCGCGTGGCACGTCGCCGATGCTGGAGCACGTCCCGTACGACGGACAAGAAGACCCGGGCCCGATCACGCACGTGTGGGCGGCAGCGCGGTTAAAGGACGGCAGTTTCCAGATCGTCGTGATGACCGCGCGCGAGGTCGAGAAGATCAAGGCGCGCTCCGCTTCGGTGAAGGCCAAGCGCTCGTCACCGTGGGACACCGATCGCGAGTGGATGTTCAAGAAGACGGCGCTCAAGCAGCTGTGCAAGCTGCTGCCGACGTCGGTCGAGACACAGCGGGCGCTCTCGCTCGACGATCGCGCCGAAGTGGCATTGCCGCAGGATCTGGGCTTACTGGCCAGCGAGACCGAGACGGCCACGCCGATTGACGACGCCGAAGTGATCGAGGCGCAGGCCGAGATCCAGATGCCGCAGCGTAAGGGAGAACCGCCCGCCGGCATCCCCGAACCGCCCACGCCGCCCGAGCCAGCGGTCAACGCGCGCTACATCAAGACCGTCGAGAAGATGGAGTCGAATGGCACGCGCGGCAAGAGCGAGGAGTACGTTGCCGCGCATGCGCTGCGCCGTCGCTACTTCGCGCTCGTCGTCGACGATTTGGACAACGTCTACTACGCCTGGGATGACGTGGACGCCCGCGTCATCCAGGCGAAAGAGTTCCGCGACAAGAAGGTCCCGGTCGAGATCCTCGCCAAGCCGAAGGACGGATCCGGCATGGCCGAATACTCCGAACTGGTGCGGCTGTGACGCGCTGCACGCACTGCGGCGGCTACATCCTGGCCGGTGACACCCTCTGCGCGCGCTGCCAGTGGATGGCGTCACTCGGCGCGCTCGTGACGGCGACGTCCTTCGCCTACGGGGAGCGCGCCTTCACACTCGCGCAGTTCTGCGACGCGCTCGACGGTGTCGCCTACGTGCTGAGACACCGCGCCGTCACGGCCGCGAGGCACCGCAAAGAGCTGTTCGAGGAGCAACGGGGCGCGCAGCGCGACGCGCGCGATGCGTTCGCCGACGGCCGCCGCGAGGGCTTGCACGAAGCGCAGGGAGGTGGCTGGTGAGGGTCCTCATCGTGGCCGTCCTGATCTGGCTCGCGTTCGCGGCCTTCGCGTGGTCCATCTGCCATGTCGGCAAGCGGGGACAAGCGTCATGATCGCCACCGCCCCCGGCCTGTTCTTCGGTGAGCTGAATCACGAATATCGCTTCAACGGCGAAGTGATCCCGTCGGTCACGCAGAACCTGGAGTTCAACCGGTATCGGAGCTGGAGGCAAGACCCCAAGACCGGGCTCTGGCAGCACATCACCGAATACGTCCGGCCCGATCACCTTGAGTACGCCCGACAGCGCGGCACCGCCGTCCACCTGGCCACGCACTACGACGACGAGGGCACGCTGGACGACGCGACCGTCAGCACGGCGATCTGGCCCTACGTGCTCGCCTGGCGCGCGTTCAAGCTGGCGCGCAAGGTCGAGATCCTAGAGATGGAGAAGCGGCGCGTGCACAGCCGCTTGAAGTACGCCGGCACGCTCGATCGTATCGCCCTCGTCGATCTCGGCCGGCGCCGCGGCAAGGTCGTACTCGACCTCAAGACGGGCGACCAGACCGGCGTGGAACTGCAGCTCGCCGGCTATCTCGATCTCTATCGCGACGAGACCGGCAACAGCGAAGTGCTCGGCCGGTGGTCTGTCGTGCTCCACCCAGAGCGCCGCATTCCCTACACGGTGCACGAGTTCACCAACCCGCGCGATTTCCGCATCTTCCGTGCCGCCCTGGATGTGACGTGGTCACACGCCGCGATGGGCCACACCTGGAGGTCCCATGAACTTCGAGCCGCCTGAACCAACCTGGGATCCAAACACCTGGGATCCGCCCGAGCCGCCGGCCCCGACGGCGGTGCTCGACCCGCCGGAACCGCCCGACCCGCCGCCACCCGTGGTCAGTGGGGTCGTGGTGGACATGCCATCAGCACTCACGCCGCACGTGCAGACGCGCGAAGAGGAACTCGCGCACCGGGCGGACCGGATCGTCGCTGCCGCGCAAGCGCTGCAGGTCGTGGACGCCAAATCATTCGCGCAAGCGGACGAGGTCATCGCGTCGCTGAAGGCGCAAGCCAAAGCCATCGAAGGGTTCTTCGAGGACGACATCAAACGCGCCCACGCCGCCTGGGATGGGCTGACAAAAAAGCGGAAGTCATATCTCGATCCGATCAAGGCCGCGCTGGAGATCCTTGGGAAGCGCTGGTACGCGTTCAAGACGGCCGAGGAACGGAAAGCCGCCGAGGAACAGGCGCGGCTCGAACGCGAGGCGCAGGAGCGCGAACGCGAGCGGCTGAAGAAGGAAGCCGAGGCCGCCGCCGCGGAGGCCGCGCGACTCGAGGCGGAGGCGATGCGCGCGGACACGCGCGACGCCGCGCTCGAACTCGAAGCGCAGGCCCAGGAGACACAGGCGCAGGCGCAGCAGCTCGCCCTCGACGCCGCGACCGCGCCGGCACCGGTCATCCATCACCAGTCGTCCGCGCTCGCCGAGGCCGGCCCCACGAAGAATCGGGGGGCGGAAAAGTGGACGTTCCGTGTCACCGACAAGATGGCGCTCATTAAGGCCGTCGCGGAGGGGAAGGTGAGCCACGAGGCGCTACTGCCGCACGACGTGTATCTGCGTGCGCGGGCGAAGGCCGACAAAGACACCATCAAGATCCCCGGCGTGCAGTTCTTCGACGAGGGCAGCGTTGGCGCCAAAGGCCGGAGGACGTAAATGGCCGTCGACGAATCCCGGATCACCCCGGACACCCCGTTTATCTACGTCGCCTACGTGAAGCACGGGCGGACCGTGTTCGACCAGACGACCTGTCGCAAGCACTACGACGAGCTGCGCGACCTCGGCCACTTCGACCTCTGGGAGCGCAACCGCGGCAACACGATCCGCGTGCGCCCGATCATCGCCGACGAGTGTGAGACCTGCATCGTCGAGGCGATCCCCGCCAGTCAGTGGGCGGCGATCGAATCGGGAGGCGCCAGGTAGATGCCCGGCAAAGGCAGTGTGGCCTGTCCGAAACCGGTCCGGCTGCACTTCACTAAGCGGCAGCGGAAGCGTGACGAGGACCGCGAGATGCGCGCGACCTACGCCGTCGTCGATCTGCGGGACGGCACGCGCACCTGTCGCTGTTGCGGCCGGCGCTGCGAACTCGGCGGCGGCTGCACGCACGACCATATGCAGCCGCGCTCGACGGCGAAACGCGCCGTGAAGCACACGTCGGCCAACGTGACGCACGTGTGCCGTGACTGCAATGGGCTGCTCAAGAACAAGCGCATCGCCATCATCGGCACCAATGCGAACAAACCACTCGCGTTCAAGTGGACCGCGCTCGCCTCGCACACGGAGCGCCGGTTCGGGAACGCCAAACAGTCACATGAACATCGGCTCCGCGATGAACGTGGAGCCGTACCACGGAGGACGCCCCCGTATGAACGACGAACAGAGCAACACGATCACTGAGACGAGCGAGCCGCAGAACACCACGGCACCGCCCGCGACCACCGACGCCACGCCGGCCACATCCGATCAGGGTGATGGCGCCACGCAGGAGCAGGCCGCCGAGGTCGGCGCCGGCACCTAGTACTAGAAGACACCACGCGCGCTGCTGAACGCCGGGCGAGCGAGGCGTGACTTTGCCGGTGGGAGAGAAACCGGCTCGATTGAGATTCGCGCGGCGGCCAGTAATCGGCGGAAGCCCCTGCACGCTGGTCAGTGGGGGGTCGATGAAGCGAGTTCGTGATCAGCGACGTGAGCCCGGTTCGAGGTAGTGGCGGCCAACTAGACAGTAAGACGCGCGGCGACGGCGCGTGCTCACGGCAGTCGCACCTAACTCATAAGGACGACACACACGTTGGCGAAGAAGCGGAAGAAAAAAGGGAAGCCGCCGGCGTTCCAACTCTACGCCAAGGACGCATTGACGGGCATGCTGACGATGACACTGGAAGAGCGCGGCGCCTACTGGACCATGCTGTTTCAGCAGTGGGATCGCGGCTTTCTCCCTGGCGATGACGATGAGCTTATAGCTCGTCTAATGATGATCCCAGATGGTGCACTCGCGGTGTCCGTCTGGTCACGCATTAAGCACAAGTTTGAAAACTCCAACGGAGAGTACAGAAACCGTCGCATGGAAATTGAGCGACGGAAGCAGACGCTATTTCGTAGAAAACAAAGGAAGAACGGGGCGCTCGGTGGACGGCCTCGGAAAAACCCAGGCGTTATTTCTGGGTTTCCTTTGGCGAAACCCAAACCAGAACCCAAAAAAAGCTCTTCGTCTTCGTCTGCGATCTGCGGATCAGGTACTACCCCCATACCCCCTTCAGAGAAGGGGGTTTCCCGACGGCGCCGTCATCAAAACCCTGACCCATGGGGTCAGCAGGAACGCACCGCCCGCATGAATGAGCTGATTGCGAAAGGCATGTCGAGGCGTGAAGCCCAACGAAAGGCGTTTGCCTCATGAGCCCCCACAAGTGGGACATCGCGCGCGGGCCCCTGAAGTGCCAGCGCAGCGTCTGCACGACGACGATCGGCGCCGGGGAACCGTTCCGGTGGGTGTCGAACGGCAAGCACGTCTACTGCGCGCTGTGCGCGAACGAGGCCCTCGGCGAAGAGCCGCCGGCCAACCTCCCCGCGCTGTCGATTACGAAGCGCCTCACCATCGTGCCCAAGCCGACACCGGCCAAGGCGTTCACATCGAACGTGTCGGAGCTGGCGAAGCAATCACTCACCGACATCCTCACCAAAGCGACGACGGCCGTGCCGCTCGATTACGGGCAGCGTGCGGCGAATGATCGCGACCGCGAACAGGGAGAGGACGGATGACGCGCACGGCTTGCCGCTGGTGCACCGCGCCGCTCTCAGCGAAGCAGATCATGCGTCGCAAGACGTATTGCAGCCGGTCGTGCGCGAAGACGCACTGGCACGCGATGCACCCTGACGGCGCACGCCGCGCGTTCGCGAAAGGATGGGCCACGAATCGGCAGCGCTTCATCGAACGTCTGCGCGTGACGCTCAAGAGCTGCAAGACGCTCGGCGATGCGTACCGGCTCGGCCATCACAACGGCTACACCCTGGCCATGGAGCGGATGCGGCGACGGAAGGCGGCGGCATGAAGCAGCACACGCCCAGCCTGTTCGACGAGCCCACGATCGACATGACGAAGCCGCCGGCCGATGCGCCTATGGTTGTCGCGCCGAGCCGGTTTCTTGAAGCGCGCGACACGAGCGCGCTGGCGGCCGTCGCGAATCAACCACGGCGTGGCACCCAGAACGAACAGCTCCTCGAGCTGCTCCGCCAGGCGGGCGACCACGGACTGGCCGACCCAGAGATCGCCGCGCGCACGGGTTGGTCACGGCAAACGATCTGCGTGCGGCGCTTCGACCTGAGAGCGTTGATTGAACCCAGCCAGAGACGCGCACAAGCGCCAAGTGGGCGCTGGTGTGTGTGCTGGCGACTGAAGAAGGAGAACCCCTCGTGACTGACGGAACGAATGACCGCCTCCTGAAAGCGCTCAGCACGGATGACCGCGCCGTGAAAGCGATCGGCACCCGCAGCCTGCTCGTGCGGCTGACGCCCGACGAGATGCTCCGCTCAGGCGAGAAGCTCGCCGAGGTATCCGCCGACATCACCCTGAAGCACTTTGAAGAGAAGCTGCGGAAGGACCAATTCAAGGAACAGATCGAGGACCTGGAGAAGGACCGCAAGGACCTCGTCACGATCATCCGCCGCAAGTCCGACTACAGGGACGTGGTCGTGCACACGGTCTTCGATTACCGCGAGGGGAAAGTGGAGTCGATCCGGATGGACACCTTCGAGGTGATCGACACCCGCGCGATGTCGCTCAATGAACGGCAGCAGACGTTGCCGCAGACGAACGAGGCGTAGATGCTCGACGTGTTTCTGCCCTGCGTGCCGCCGACAGCGAACCATCAGCGCAAGCGGATTGTGCGCGTGGGGCAGTTCGCGCGCCTCGCCGACAAGCCCGAGCTTGTGGCGGCCAAGGCGATGATCGACGCGCTGCTGATGGCGCACCGGCCGCCGGCGGCCTTTCGCGGGCACGTGTCCCTGACCCTCGAGTACACCTGGCCATGGCGCGCGGCGGACTCGAACCGGCGTCGGGCGTTGGGACGGGTGCGGAAGAACACGAAGCCCGATTGCTCGAACCTGGCCAAGACCACCGAGGACCGGTTGGTCGCGCTGTGCTTCCTTGAGGACGACGCGCAGGTGTCCGAGTTGCACGTGCGCAAGTTCTACGGGGACCGCCCGGGCATCCGCGTCGTGCTGCAGTCGATCTCGGAGGCGCCGTGACACTTCGCGCGCCATTCCCCTGGTTCGGTGGCAAGAGTCGCGCGGCGTCGCTGATCTGGCAGCGCCTCGGCGACGTCGACACCTACAACGAGCCGTTTGCGGGATCACTGGCGGTGCTCTTGGCGCGGCCGCACGTGCCACGCGTCGAGACGGTCAACGACATCGATTGCTACCTGGCGAACTTCTGGCGCGCGCTCCGTGAGGCCCCGGATCAGGTGGCCCATCACGCGGACTATCCCGTGAACGAGACGGACCTGCACGCGCGGCATCGGTGGCTCGTGGCGCAAACCGAGTTCCAGCAGCGCATGAAGCACGACCCGGACTACTTCGACGCGAAGATCGCCGGCTGGTGGGTGTACGGCCAGTGTCTCTGGATTGGGTCCGGCTGGTGTCAGCGTCCGGATTGGGAAGGACGCGGCGTCGGAGCTGCAGCCAATCGCGGCGTGCACAGCCAGGCCCTCAGCGGTGGCCAGCGAAGGAAGACACCCACGTCGGAGCACCAGAAGCGTCCGAAGCTGCGCGAGCGCGGCACCGATGGTATCGCCGTGAAGCGCCCCTCCATCAACGGCAACGGGGACAGCGGCGGCGTGCATCGTCGCTGGCAAGGCGGCGGCCAGGGGCGGCGGATCGGGCGTGCATGCGCCACGGCTCGTCAGCAAGGTGCAGATCCCGGACCTGAGCGGCAGCAGGGGCGCGACCGGACGCGGTGTGCACGCGACCGGGCACGCGCGCTCGGAAGGGCTCTACGACTATCTCGAAGCGCTGGCCGTGCGGCTGCGTCGCGTGCGCGTGTGCTGCGGCGATTGGTCGCGCGTGCTGACGCCCAGCGTCACGACCTACATCGGGATCTGCGGCGTGCTGCTGGACCCGCCGTACGACCATGACCTGCGCGAGCGCTGCTACTCCGAAGACCACAACGTGCGCGCGGCCGTGCGCGCGTGGGCGCTCGAGCACGGCGATCACCCGAACTTCCGGATCGCGCTCTGCGGCTACGCAGGCGAACACCAGATGCCCGACACGTGGACCTGCGTCCCGTGGAAGGCGCACGGCGGGTACAGCCGGACCGAGCGCGGCAAGGCGAACCGCGAGCGCGAACGGATCTGGTTCTCGCGGCACTGCCTCAAGCCCGAACTGCCACTCTTCGAGGAGCGAACCGCATGAGCGAGGCGTTAGTGTCCGGCGTCCGCCGGCCGGAGAAGTTGACCCGCCGTCCGGCTGGCTATCACTCGAACGCGGCCTACCTCGCCGATGAGGGCAAGTATCGGCACCCAGAGGACGGCGAGAGCGACGAGTTTGCGTGCGCAGTGGCCGACGTGATGCGCCAGCAGCACCGCGTCCTGATCGTGGGCTCTGCGCCCGGCACCTTTGACGACAAGCTGCGGCGGCATCCGCTGCTGCTCTTCTGGCCGAGCACGGAGCGGGCGGTCTCGGACCAGTCGCGCGTTGTGCCGGCAGAGGTCGGCGCGATCCTGCTCACGAACCAGCTCTCACACGCCCTGTCGCACAACGTGCGCGAACAGGCGAAACACCGACACCTGCTCTGCACCTTCTCACCGCTCTCGCCGGGGGCGGTGCGACGGACCCTGACGAAAGCTCTCGACATCGAGCGCGGCGACGCGCAGGAGACGACAGACATGCCAGCGAAGGCCACCCCGATTCTCCGCTCGGTCGAGCCGACGACCGAGCTGCCCGAACCCGACCCCGACATCATTCGCCTGATCGATGACACCGTCGCCGGTCTGCAGTTGATCCGCGAAGCGGCCGTGAAGATGGTCGACGAGTCGCAGCACGTGCGCAAACAGGTGGCCGCGCTCGACGCCCTGCTGGGACTGCTGAAGTGATCGCCAGGCTTCGCGAGCGCTGGCGTTGGATCTGGTGCGTGCTCGTCAACGGCGGGCACTACAAGCAGCTCCACCTTAAACCCGAACACATCTGCCTGCGGTGCATCTACTGCGGGCATTCGTCGCCGGGCTGGATCGTGACGAGGAGGCTCACATGACGACCGCAACCCCCCAGAAGAAGGAAGTGCTCATTCGGCTCTACGAGGACAGCAAAGAGCCTGGCACCTGCAAGTCGACGAAGTGCGGCGCGGAGATCGACTACTACGAGACCTTGAACGGCAAGCGCATGCCGATGGACAAAGGCGCCGTGCCGCGCAAGAGCGAGAGCGAGGCCGGCACCAACCGCGTCATCGCCTACTTCTCGAACGCGGAGTCGCACTTCGCCACCTGCCAGGCGGCCGACGAGTTCAGACGGAAATGACGCGCTTCTTGGACGGACCAGCCGAAGGCGTGACGCTGCTGCTCAAGCGTGCCCCGTTCTTCTTACGGGCGGTGCAGGCGAAGGACGGCACGTGGGACGCGCTCGACCAGCTCACCGACACGCCGCGCTCGGACGAGACGATCGCGGTGTATCAGGTCACGGCGGAGCCCGGATGGGTACATATCTGCTCGCGCGGGCGTAACGGCTTCGGCGGCGGTCGCTACGTCACGGCGGAGTATCGCCTGGCCAGTGATCCGCCTTCGGCAGACGTGGCGCGCGATGCCACGAGCTGGCGCGAGTGGGCGAACACCGAAGGCCCGAAACGCGGGTTCCAGCCATGAGTCACCACGGGAGCCGCGTCGCGCTCGACGCGTACGACTACGAAGACGAGCCCGTCCACGTCCCGGAGGCCCTGGCGGAAGAGTTTCACCGCCGGGCCGAGGAGATCGAACGGCAGACGCCGGCCTGGGTGCGGCGCTGCCGGGCGTTGGGCCACTACGTGGCGCTGATGTCGGCGCCACCACGCACGCGGCGGTGTCGCTGGCAGTGCACGCGCTGCGGAAAGGATCGGGCGTGACCGACAGTGAGTCACAAGCCGGGCGTGAACCTGTTTCGTGATCGCGTGCTGCGTGGCGAGCTGACGATGGAAGCGTTCGCCAGGGGGTTGATCCGGATGGAGGGTAGCTCGCCGGGCCCGCCGTGCTTGCGTGACGACCAGGGCGCCAGGGTGCTCGTGCCGGCCGCGCCGCCGAAGGGGCAGCAGAACTTATTTGAAATGGAGACTGGAGGCTAGGGACATGGGATCGACGATCACGAACGTGGCCGGGATGCCGGCCCTGTGGGTGATGGAGTGCTGTCGATGCGGGATCATATTCGCCGTTCCGAACGACTTCGATAACCAGCGACGCAAAGACCATCAGCCGTTCTACTGCCCAAGCGGGCATTCGCAGGGCTATTTCGACAAGACGAAGGAAGAGAAGCGGATCGCCGAGCTAGAACAGCAGCTCGCGCGCGAGCGCCAAGCCGTCGAGTCTGAGCGCAGCAGCCGGCAGTGGGCCGAGTCACGCGCGAAAGGTGCCGCCATCCAAGCGGGCAAAGCCAAGGCCGCTAAGCAGCGTCTGGAGCAGCGCATCGCGCACGGCGTCTGTCCGTGCTGTCATCGCTCATTCAAGCAGCTCGCCGCGCACATGAAGGACAAGCACCCGGAGTACGCACAGAACCAGCACGCACAGGAGCAGTCATGAACGAGGTAACGCAAGGGAGAACAACAGGGGTCCGCATCGTTCTCGACGTGGTCGCGCTCGCGGCGTTCGTGATCATCGCGTTCCAGGCCGGCCGCAACAGCGTGGAGGTGCAACCGGGCTGGAGCGTCGACTACATCGATCGCGTCGGGATCGACCAAACGGGCGACACCGGGAACGCGGTCATCATCCTCTATGGCGACCGTGGGGAGGAAGTCAACCTCTGGATGCGCGTTCCGCTGACGGTGGGTTGCGGCAATGACTGTCCACCGATGCCGGTGCGCCTCAAGACGTTCAAGGAGAACAGCGAGCACGCGATCTGGCCGAGTCGTGGGATTACCGGATCAGGCGGACCGCGCCGACAGTTGAACGCGGAACCGCCCGGAGGCGACCTCACGGTGATGCGGGGCGTCGTGATCCCGGGGTCGCCGAGGTTCTTCGAGTGCTTAGGGAGCACGTGTGAACGCTAGATGTCGATGTCGAGTAGCTGCACCAGGGACCGCAGGGCCAGGGGCGGAATGTCGCGGTCCCCGTTTTCCCACCGTGAGACCGTGGACCGCTTCACCCCGATCGCGTCGCCGACCTGTTCGAGGGTGAGCAGGCGCTGTAGTCGCCGAGCCCGCAGGCGTTTCGGCGTGAGCGCTTTCGCGGCGGCGGTCCACTGCGCTTGAGTCCAGGGCGTCAGCGTCATAGCCGCCATTCTCTCATACCCGAGTTGCCGATGACAACAGGTAGAGTTGACAATGGCAACACTGCCGTGTTACCGTTGGCAACATGAGACACTCAGAAGTGCAACCACTCTTGACGCCGGCCGTGCGACACGTGCTGGCCTTCATCGCGCGTCACCGCGAGGCGTATACGCCGGACGCGCTCATCGCCGAGGGCATCCCCCCGGTGCTCGTCAATCTCATGCTCGTGCGTGAGTCAGCGCCGCTCGAACGCGCCAAGGTCGGACTCACCACGCGCCGTCGCACCGTCACGCAGCGGTACGTCTGGGGCCCCGACATCGCCGGCTTCTTGCGCGGCTGGGAGTAGATCACATGAACACGCTCACTGTCCGCCAGTTGCAAGACATCGTCAGCCGGGCCCACGTCGTGATTCAGACGTCGGACGGCGCTGACGAGCACGCCGAACTCCTGGCCGAACTCAAGGCTGTGGAAAACCTGTGCACGTTCGTGATCGGCACGTCGCACATGGGCGTGGCGGCCGATGAACCGGTGCTCAGTACCGGCACACCCGCGCCATCCGTCAACCTTCAGACCGTGGTCGCCGCGCTCGCGAAGCGCGGCATCACCGCGACGGTCGAATACCCGGGGTTCCTGCAGGTGTCTGCCGGCGCCGGGCGCGACTGGAACATCGGGACGGCCAATCCGACATGGGGTGCCGACCTCGTATCCGGCCTCGGTGACGTCATGCAATCGGCCAACCTCGGCATCCCGAGCACGTCGACCGACGTCGAGCGGATCGCCGACAAGATTCAGGAGCTGGTCCGATGAAGCCCCGCGTTCCGCAAGTCCGGCTCTACGACGACGAAGGCTGTATCGACGGGTTCGCGGGTGGTGGTGGCGCCTCGGTCGGGATCGAGTGGGCCACCGGCCGCTCGCCCGACGTGGCCATCAACCACGACGCGGAAGCGCTCGCGATGCACGCCGCGAACCATCCGAAGACGCGCCACGTGCAGACCAACATCCGCTCGGTCGACTACGGCACGTTGCTCACGGGCAAGCACTGCCGCTTCGCCTGGTTCTCGCCTGACTGTTTCCCGGCCGGCACGATGGTGCTCGCGCGACGCGGCTACGTGCCGATCGAGGAAATCGAAATTGGCGAGGAAGTGCTGACCCACGAGCAACGGTGGCGCCGCGTCACGAACACGATGAGCACTGAGCGCCCGCTACTCCAGGTGCGTGGGCTCGGTCACCCCGGCCTGTTCGTCAGTGGAGAGCATCCCTTCCTCGTGAAGCACCGCACGAGCGGCGCCGGAATGGCGAGGCGCCTGAGCCAGGCGTACTGGGCGCCTGCGAAGAGCCTTGAGCGCGGCCAGTACTGGGCGTCGCCGACGACATTCCCAGGGGCGGCTGCGCCTGCGGTGCCGGTGCATCGCGAGCGTGAACTACAGGTCGACTTCAAACTGCTTTGGCTTGCCGGTCGCTACGTCGCCGACGGCTGGACGCGGCTCACAGACGTGCGCGCAGAACTCGTCCTCACCTGCGGACGCCACGAGGCGGACGACCTCCGTGAGTCGCTGGCGCAGTGGCCACGCGCTGGCACACGCAGCCGGTCAGGGGAGTTGGCGTGGACTGAGCGGGAGACAGGGACCGCCTATCAGTTCTCGACGAGCCATCGGGGATTAGTTGAATGGCTCCGTGAGCACTTCGGCCACGGTGCTGCAGAGAAAACCATCCCTGGGTGGTTGCTTGGGCTGTCGGTCGAGTCGCGTCAGTGGTTTCTGGATGGCTACCTGTCCGGAGACGGGTGCGTAGCGCACGGCGTCGGCACGCCGCTGACAATCGCGACGACCGTTTCCAAGGCGCTCGCGTTCGGGCTGAAGGCGCTGGTCGCCTCGCTGGGTCACGCCGCGCACGTGGTGCTGAGGACCAATCAGCCCGACGAGATCGCTGGGCGGCGCGTCAACGTGCGTCCAGCCTGGTCGGTGAAATGGCGCGAGAGCATCACCGAATCGCACGCGCACACTGCGGTCGAGGACGGCCTGCTGTGGGCGCCCATCCGCGAACGCATCCATACCGGCTCCGAGTTGTTCACGGTCTACAACCTGAGCGTCGCCCAAGACGAGAGCTTCGTCGCGGACGGCATCATCGTGCACAACTGCACCTATCACTCGAAGGCGCGCGGCGGTCGACCGTTCCGCGACCGCAACCGCGCGCGTCGCGTTCGTGGGCTCGCGTGGGAGATGGTCCGCTGCGTCGTCGAGCTGAAGAAGGCCACCGGGCGCCCGCCCGACATGTTGTTCATGGAGAACGTGGAAGAGTTCCGCGACTGGTGCCCGCTCGGTAAGGACGGCCGCCCGAACGCTACGAAGAAGGGCCAGAGTTTCCGTCGCTGGGTGGCGCGTCTCAAGAACCTCGGTGGCGTCGTCGAGCACCGCGAGCTGGTGGCGGACGAGCACGGCGCCCCGACGCGCCGCAAGCGATTGTTTGTCATTGTCCGCTTCGACGGCCAGCCGATCGTGTGGCCGAAACCCACGCACGGCCCGAAGCGCCAGCCCTATCGCACGGCGGCCGAGTGCATCGACTTCAGCCTGCCGGTCCCGTCCATCTTCCTGACGCCGCGCGAGGCCAAAGCCTGGGGCAAAGCGCACGGCGTGCCGGCGCCCAAGCGCCCGCTCGCGTCGCCGACGCTGCGCCGCGTGGCGCGTGGGACGTGGCGGTTCGCCATCAATACGAAGAACCCGTTCATCATCCCGGTCACGCACCAGGGCGACGCCCGCTGCCACTCGGTGGACGAGCCGCTGCGGACCATCACGTGCTCGGAGCGCGGCGAGTTCGCGTTGGTCGCGCCAACCCTCATCAATACCCGCAACGGCGAGCGCCACGGCCGCCACGGCGAGCAGGCGCCGCGGGTGCTCGACATCCAGGCGCCCTATCCAACCGTCACCGCCCAGGGCAGTCAGGGCGCCCTGGTCGCCGCGTTCCTGCAGAAGTATCACGCCCCGACGTCCGAGGGCGGGGAGCGCGGACAGGCCATCGCCGAGCCGATCCGCACGCTCGATACCTCCAACCGCTTCGGGCTCGTCGCCGCGTTCCTGGCGAAGCACAACGGCGGTCACGAGGCCACCGGTCAGAAGCTCCAGCGCCCGGTCGACACCATCGTCTGCCGCGAGAACAAGGCGCTCGTCACGGCCTTCCTGGTCAAGTACTTCGGGACCAACGTCTCCGGCCGTCCGCTCGACGCGCCGGTGGACACGCTCACCACCAAGGAGCGCTTCGGGCTGGTCACGGTCACGATTGCCGGCGAGGAATACGCCATCGTCGACATCGGGATGCGCATGCTGACCCCGCGCGAGCTGTTCCGCTGCCAGGGTTTTCCTAGTTTCAAGACCGAGGCGGAGATTCAGGTATGGCGCGACCACGCAACCCAGGCGGCGGGCGGCCGCCAAACCCTCGCGAGTCGAGACCGTGCGAAGTCTGCGCGCGGCCACATCTCGTCCGAGCCTCAAGCCCACAACGTCGCACCTGTAGTCGTGAATGCGCGTATCGACTGCGGGCAGCACGTTCTGGTGCTACGCAGTCCAGAAAAGTCACCCTCGTCTGCGAGTTCTGCGGCCGAGGGCGTCTCGTTTCCCCTACCTACCGACATCGGCGATTTTGCTCGAATGCTTGCTCGCGAGCATTCTTTACCGGTCCACGCGCGCCAAACTGGAAGGGCGGCTGTACGCCAGAGCAGCTTGCTTTCTACGCATCAAAGCCATGGCTCAGGGCCTGCCGCGCCGTCTTCCAGCGAGACGGTGGCTGTTGCCGGCGATGCCTGGACCGGGTTCGCCGCGGTCCCGGATACGCAGTGCACCATATCGGCGGATGGGCAACCTTCCCAGAGCTTCGCCTCGCACTGGACAACCTTGTGCTCCTTTGTGCTCGATGCCATCGGTGGGTCCACTCTCGCGCCAACGTCAAGCGCGAGCTCACTCTTGATCCGCCTAGTCGTTGAGCACGACTACGAAATCGAACACGTCGTCACGGTCACTGACCTCGGCTTGCCCGTGCCCACGAAGCTCTCGAAGAAGGCGCAGACTCGGATGTGTGGCAACTCCGTGCCGCCGCACGTCGCGGCTGCGCTGCTGGCGGCCAACCTCGGACACCGCGCACGGAAGGCGGCCTAACCCCCCATGGGCATCATCCGACGCTGGTATCTCCGTCTGCTCGACCGTGTGTTCCCCCCGCTCGTGGCGCCGCGCTGTGAGCAGTGTGGCGCTCCGCTCGACTGCCACCACGATCTGGTCTCGCTGGCCGGGCCGCGGTGGCTGCAACCCTGCCTGTCGTGCCGCTCCGGCGGCGCGACGATCATTCACCCGGACGCATCCCTGGAGGACTGACCCCATGTTCATCTGGATTGAATTGACGGGTGGCGGCCGCAGCGCCGTGAACCCGCTGCACATTGTCAGCGTGCGCGACGGTATGCTCGGCAGCGCCATCGCCACGGAAGTGCACACGGTCGACGGGCGGATGCTGTTGACCGCGACGAGCGCGGCGGACATCTGGCGAGAGGCTCGCCGCGAGAATATCCTGTGCGACATCGCGCAGGCCATCCGGGACCTGCAGGAAGGCAAGTAAGCCGAGGCGGCCTTCGAGCCGCCCTTTTCGTTTTTGATTGGGCGGTATGGGGGTCGGTTTTGTACCCTCGTTCCCATGAATGTTCGCTGACACCTACGCGCTCCACCCGGAAGGTCAGGCGCTGGTCGAGCGGTTACGGAACATCGACCCCGACTTTGTGCACCTTCGGGGCGCGCGGATTGTGGTGGTGGGCAGTCAGAAGCAGCCGATGTTACGCGGCTCCCCGTGCCAGGCATTCATCTGCCAGCCGAAGAGTCGCGGCGGCCCGCTGCGTGATGTGCACGACTTCCTGTTCGAGCGCTTCGTCGCCTCCGTGCTCGGCAGTGACGAACCCGAGTGGTGCATCGTGCTCGACGCGGCGTTGTGGGAGTCGTTTGATGCGAAGCAGAAGCAGCATCTGATCTCTCACGAGCTGCAGCACTTGCGCTGTAAAGAGGACCCGGAGACTGGCGAACGGCGCCTGCATGAGGATGGGCGCCCGCAGTTACGGACGGTGCCCCATGACTACGAAGCGTTCGGGAAAGAAATCCGCGAGCACGCCGCCGAGATCGCCTCGCTCCCGGCGCTCGCGCAAGACATCGCCGAAGGGCTCCGACGCGCCAACGGACGCGCTCGTAAGCGCGCCTAGCCTCAGTCCCGAGACACAAAGCGACACCAACCCGTGGGCGCCCACGGCGAAGCAGGTCGCCTGGTCCCTGGCCGTCGAGTCCGCCGTCCTCGACAATCAACCGTTCAGCGACACCGCCATCTGCAAGCAGCTCAAGATGAGCCGTCTCACGCTGTGGGAATGGCGCCTCGACCCGCGCTTTCGGGTGTGGCACCAGCAGCGCATCAAGGCGCTCAACGAGGACGACTACCACCTGATGATCCGCAAGCACGTGGCGCAGGCGATGCGCGGCAGCGTGAAGAGTGCACAGATCGTCATCGCAGCGCGCGGGCTGGAGCTGCGGGCGGCCGGCGCGTTTGGACGTGGGCCGGAGGGCGCAGACAACCCGCTCATCGGGGATGTGACGACCAACTATCAGGTCAACGTCCTGGTGGCGCACGACCCGATCAAGGGCATCGTGCCGAACGTGCCGACCGTCAACCTGCTGGTGCCTCGACCGCCGGCGCTGGAGCCTGGAACAACGTCGTGACCCCGGAGCCGACCTCCTGGCCGGATGCGTTCGCGGTCGTGGGGCTTGGGTGGGCGCTCGCCTACATCGTGCGCGCGTGGCTGCGGGCCGTGCGGGGGTATCGCCCGTGAATCCGGACTGGTATCGACCGATGACGAAAACCGAGTGGGAATGTGGAAAGGAGGAGGACCATGGGACGAAAGAAGAAGGGCGGCAAGAAGTGCTAACCCGCCAGCCGCGCCTGGACCGTTCTCTCGCAGACGCGCAGGCGGCCATCGACTGGTCGCGTCCGATGCCTGGGTATGAGGACTATACGCCCGGCGTGTGGCTCGGCCTGTCGCGGGAACCGAACCTCGTCCTGTTCGCACGGCAGCTCGCCGCGCAGCGCCCGATCTTCCGCGGTGGAGGCTGCGAATGAGCGGTGCGATGAAGCGCCGATCCTTCCTGGCGGTGCTCGGTGTGCTGCCGTTCGTCAAAGTGCCGGTGGAGGCGGCGCCGCCGGTCAACGGTCGGCAGGAGCTGAGCCAGGAGACGAGCCAGGAGCCAACCGTCGTGACGGTCCCTGTGACCTGCGAGGTCGTCTGTCTCGACACACGCGGCACGGTCGTGTGGCGCGGTCGCGTATCGACGGCCTACCGTGATGCCGCCCGCACGCTCATCGTGCCGTTCCGGTCGCGCGACGGCGCGATTGTGCAACGTCGGTTCGCGTGGCCAGACAAGCCAGGGTGGACGGAGCCCGTTCCGGGCGAGCCGCCGGCCGGCGTGGAGAGGCGGCTGTATGGACGCTGGAGCTTCCATCGCCACATCTGGGCGTGTGAGGAGGTTGTCGCGTGAGGCTCTCCGAACTGGCTCGCGTGACCAAGCAGGCATGTGCCGCCGAGTTCGAGAAGCTCACCGGTCACACGCTGCACGTGTTCGTGAACTATTCGCACGGCGGCTATCGCCTGCACTTTCAGGCGCGTGACGGTGGCCGGATCGTCTGCGAGCGCCACGCCGAAGTCATGCTCGACGACCTGCGGCGCATCCATAGCGACGCCCTCACGAAGGCCGTGGTGGACCCGATTGCGTCGATGGTGCACGAAATCGAGATAGCCAAAGACGATCTGCTGCTTGCGCGTCTCTCGGCGCTCGGTCGAGCATGGGACGCGGAGGCATCGTACGGCAGCACCGATGTGCCGGTCGTGGTGAACAAATGAAGAAACCGCACGAGTGCGCGCACGAGCAATTCGCCGCCGCTGTGAACGTGCATCGGCTGCTCGACTCCGGCAAGTTCATGGCCGAGGTGAATGTGAGGTGCGTCGACTGCGACGAGCCGTTCCGCTTCATCGGTCTGCCGGCGGGGATCAACTTCGAGCACCCGACCGTCTCGATCGATGGCCTGACGCTGCACGCGCCCATCGAGCCGGAGGTCGAGAAGCGGCTGATGACGGCCGCGACGTTCCATATGCCGGCGATCCCGCCGAGGCACTGATGACTGGCGCCCTGCAGCAGTTCCTGCGTGAGATGCGCGACCGGTGCGACTGGTGCCGTCAGCCGCTGGACCTCGCGCACGAGTTCTCGCTGTTCTGCCCGATCATGGCACCGATCAATCGCGAGACGCTGGACGTCATCAGGCGCCAGTGCAATGAGTCGAACCCCTTGGCCGTCTGGTTCACCAAAGAGTTCGCCAAGCACCAGCGGGGCGAACGTCCGTCGTCCTATCAGCAACGCATCGGCTATCGCGTAAGGGTGCGACCATGACGATGACGATGGGCGATCGGTTGTTGTGGTTCGTGTGTGGCGCCCTGGCCGTCGTCAGCTTTGTGGTCACCGACAGACTGAGGCCATCGGAGGACGACACTGGCGCGGTTTCGGTCTCCGCCATCCTCGAAGACAATGCATGGACCGAGGGCGTGACGGAGGAGGCGCCGATCAGCGTCGTCTGCGAGCTGCCATCAGTGGCGAAGCGCTTTCGCAATCACTCGACGCTGCTGTTCGCGGGAACGGCCGGACTACCAACGGAGGACTGGCCGGCGATCAAGCTGGTGCTTCCTGGCAACTCCGCGATGGAGCTGTGCGCGAATCCGGCGTGGCTCTGGACGTGGGGGGTCTACGTCGAATGAGTGACACGCGGCTGTATTGGCTGGCTGGCCGCGATGCCGCGATCTATGAATGGCGCGCGAAGCACTCGTTCTGCTCAGAGGAGAAGCGCGAGGGGCATCTGCGGCTGTTCAACAAGAACAATTGGACGACGCTGCACGTGCGGATCGCCGACTGTGATCCGTGCTGTGACCGCTACCTCGTCGAGGCGCAGGCCGATTTGCCGCGGTATTGGCGCGGCGTGCTCCAGCCGAGGGAGAACCCCGAATGACGGTCCGTGAATGGTTCCGCGTGCTGCGCCAGTCGCAGCCGCCGTCGCTGGAGCTTGCCGAGTTCCTCCGCACCTTCGGGCGCCGGGACAGTGAGTCTCTCGCTCTGGAGCGACAGGTGCTCTTCCGCGTCGCGCTCGAAGAGCTGGGCGTGCGAGCGCCCGATCATCCGAACGCGCTCACGTTTCATCGGATGGAGCTGGGGAGCTGCCTGATCGGCGGCAGTCTGCGGTGGGGTGCGCCACGCGATACGCAGGTCACGCTCTATCGCCAGGAACCGCGCGTCGTCCTCATGCTCGATGATCTGCCGTGGACGTGGCCGCCGATTGCGGCGAATGCGACGTATCTCCACAAGCTCTACACGCTGGATGTCCTCGAGCGCGTGCACCGGCCGCAGGGGTTCTATGACGAACCCACGTTCGAGCAGGTGCGTATTGAGGCCGAGGTCGCGCGCCAGTACCGTGAGGGGGACTGGACGCCCAACGCGGAGGGGCGATTCCTCTCCGGCGTCGACCTGGGCGATGTCGACGACGCCTACACCGCGACCTTCACACATACACAGCTGCGCGTCATGGGCGACACCGAAGACGAGCGCGCCCACCACGCGCGTCAGCACGCACGTATCGAGGGAGTTTCGGGAGATCCGACGCCTGATGATGAATGAGCGGTAAGCGCTCGAAGGAGGCGCGACGCCTCGCGTCACTTCGGGCCGGCTGGAATTGGGGCTATACCGACCCGTCCGGCGAGTGCGTGCACGATCCCCCCTGCCATCCCCGCCGTGATCGCTGCGTCCCGCAGCCGAAACAGGCGTTTGCGCACGCCTCTGTCGCCGAGGTCCTCTTCTACGGCGGCGCCGTCGGTGGCGGCAAGTCCGAGTTCGGCCTGGTCGAAGCCATCACGATCTGCATCGAGAACCCGAACGTCAAGGTCGCGTTCTTCCGCCGCAAGTTGAAGGAACTGAAGCAGGAGATCATCAGCCGCTTCCTGCTGCTCGTGCCGGATTACATCGCCAAGTTCAATGCCTCGGATTTGGTGGCGACGTTCTGGAACGGCT